CTTTATTATCTTTATTTTTCTTTTTACTGTTAGTTTTCTTTGTTGTTGGTAGCATTAGCTTGTTCCTTGTATAATTGTGTCGGGTCCGCCAGCAGGACTAGCAGCGATTTCCATATCGTCTTGTCTAGTTCTACGTGCTTGATTACGAAGTGATGTAATTGCGTTATCATACTGTCCCTGCCAAACTGGGAGAGTAGCCCAGTCTTTCATGTACATAGTGGCTTCTAACATACAACCATAGAACAAAGCATTATAGCAATACTCACTGTAATAGTTTGAAACCGTCACACTTGTACCTGTTGCCGAAGCAAGAGCTAAAGGCCGTGACGCTGTTTGAACAATACCTGACAAAGTTGATGTAGGTGTTGGTACGATGTAAATTGATCCATTCGTTTTCCGTGAATAGTAACGGGGAGTTCCTGTAGATGTAGCAATAGGCCAGTAGTCTGTAGCATACTCATAAGTTCTTAGTAACAAGTTTACCTTTGAAGAGGCTGGAACTCCAGTTACACTGACACTTGTGGTGTAATTTACATTACGAACAATACGCACTCGATCATTAAGTGCAATACTGGCATTAGTCGCTACATATGAAATAGCGGTATACTCATCTAAACCAACATCGTCTAAATCTTTAGTAAGACGTAGTTCTGTTTTTTCAATCAACTTAGGAATTTGATCCGCAAACTCAGTCGAATCATTCTCAGTTGTATTAATAATGTCAGTCTTCAGATAAGAATAAGAAGGCATATCAGCCTACATATAATGTAATCGTAGGAGCCATAGCAGCAGTACCTGATGTCGCTACACTGAGTACACCATAAACACCAACACCCATATCTCCAATATACATATCGTTAGAATCTAAAGCACCAACACGATATCGAATAGCCGTACCCTTGGCAGTTTTATTAGTAATCTGATTTGCACCAGTAATTACAACTTCACCGGCAATAGTTGAGTAAGTATGGATAGCCATAACACGAGTTGTCTGAGGAACTGGTCCACCACCGTTTGCTCCAACAGTTAAATTACTGTCTACATATCTGAAGCCAGTAATAATAGCACCGTCGCTACTTACATTTTGAGCAACTTTAATATTTGTACCCATATTTAATTCCTTTATAAATAAAGAGTCGAAGGAGAAAGCAACATTTAGCCGCTCTCTCCTTCTATCTTAATTAACCTGCGCTACCGAAGAAGCCACGCCAATCAGAGACACCGAAGCTATAACGCTCCCGAGCCTTAAATCGGATGTTTCCAGTATCGAAGTCAGGTTCCATCTTCGTCTGAAGCGGAGTACGAACAAACATCTTAGTGCCGTTCGGAACATCCGTCTTGACAAACCACGCATCAGTGTCGGTAAACCGACGATTGATGTAGTAGCCTTCAGGAACCATACCCAAGTGACGAGTCGCGTTAATAGCGTTGTTATTTGGGTTAGCCTGTGCAGCACTCGTCTGAGTGTTACCGGGGCTGCTTAGAACGCGATCTGCAATGGCCCACGAATCAACGGGAACATGCAGCGAAACCGCGCTGGCACCAATAAGAATACCACGATCATCTTCAATCTTCTGAATAGCAGTCAGAGCCGCCTCAAGAGTGGCTTCCGAAAGATCGGCAGCACCAAGAAGGTTGGACTGATTACCAGCAGAGATGGTCGGATGAGCAGCAGAGAAGAACGCAGCACCGTCACCAATAGTGGTCGAGAAACCATTATTGAAGAGCGCAGCAGCCTTGACCTGCTTGGTATTCGCCATCGCACGCGCAAGACCGCGAGCACGAAGCTTGGCAAACGTGTCATACAGATTGTCTTCCATTGCTTCTTCCGTAACCGCGAAAGCAAGTGCAATAGTTTCAGCCGTATAACGGGCAGTGTAACTTTCCTGAGCGTCGTCATAGGAGACAGCAGCACCGTCACCCTTGGTCGGCGCAGAACCGAAACCAGTGAAGAGAACTTCTTCCTCGAATGCACGATCAGAATTCTCAATATCAAAAAGAGGTTCGTGTTCGTTATTAACCTCTCCATACTCCATTCCAAATACGGCATTCAGGCCCGGAAGGAGTTCTTTTGAAATACTAGCTCTATTAATAGCCATGATTAATCCTCCCTATTAAGCCGTTGAAGCCGTAGCAGTGACATAACGATCCCGATGGGTGTTAAGCCAAACTTCGACAATTGGATAAGCGTCATTGTTACCTTCGTCAGGATACTGAGCGCGGCCAACAACACGAGCAGCAAGCTCGGTTTCAGCACCAGAACTAGCCATCAGGTAATAGCTGGACTGCCCAGTTACCGTGCTGCCCGAACTAGCGGTAGAACTAACTGTAACAGTGTAGTTCTTAGCAATCGCTGCTTCAGCAGCAGAAAGCGTCAAAGAACACTGAATGTAGTAAGTTTGCGACGGATCAGTAATAACAAAGAATTTAATATCTGTGGCGGATGTCCCACCATTCCAATAACGAGAGAACTTCTGTTCTCCATTTTCAACATACTGACAGCCCATGAAAACGCCCGAGGGCTTCAAGGTACCGGCAATAAACGGCGAGATCGTTGCAAAGTTCGCGCCCGGAAGCACGACAGGATCGCCTGTAAAAATGTTGTTACTAGGTGACTGCGCCTGACCCGTTGAGGTAAGCGTAATCATATCGGTGACGGCCTCATTATTATAAGCGCCGCCTCTCTTACGAGCAGGGACAAAACCACGAAATGCTTTAGTAGTAGACATGTGTCATCTCCTTAAAGTTAAAGACGCTAACCCTGAAAATCGGGTCGTCGCCCTTTCGTTACTGTGGTTTTACTATTGTTGGAAATTGGCATACGAGAATCAGAACTGTTCATAAGTTGAGCGTTTACGGCTTGCATCATATTATCAGACTTGTTCTCGTAGAATTTCCGTTTGGCCGATACCTTACCCGCTGGCATTTTTGCTAATGCCAAGTCTCCACGACAGACTGTGCCTTGGTAACGACCGTCTTCCCTTACGAAGGATGTAATCGACATTTCAGGAACTTCATCAGGAGTTACGAAAACCCATCCCTCTTGTAGCTTCTTACCTACATTTGAGATGTCGTCTGTGCCTTTGATGGAGATGCGTATCCAACGTAAAGCCATTCCTTCACTATCAAATCGTGCTTGTACATGATCTGGAATAGCTAAGGCGTTAGGCTCTTCAAAGGTCCATTCTTCTTCCTGTGTGTTATTCTCTCTAAGTTGACTACTACGTGTTTCATTTCGTGTCATAATAATTCTCCGCGCTTCTATTTAATATTTGTGTATTCACCGTCAAGCCCATTTACTTTGAGCTTTTCGGCAGCATATCTTTCAAGTGGAATATTCCATTTCTGTGCTAGTCGGATATCTTCTTGAGATAACTTAACTTTTCTAGAACTGGATGAGGAGGAACGCGATCCCCCCGAAACCACTTGAGCAGGACTTGACGTACTGTCCTGCACACGTTGAATATCTTCCCCAAACTGTTGAGGAAAAGATTGCTTCATTCTGTTACTAATCTCCTGATAAAATTCATTATCATTTGGATCGTAACCTTCATTCTTTAGTTCCGCATCAATAGCTAGTGCCGCTGCGGTCATAACATTATTAGTACCAAACCAATCATTCTCTGATGCCCACTCTTCTGCCTTGGGATCATTGGCCGCAGGTCTAGGAGCAACTTGCCGTTGCACTGGCTGTTCTACTGGAGCAGCTTCATAATTACGTTTAGCACTGGAAACATTCTTCAGATCACCCTGCGCTTCATTTAGCATTGTCTGAGCCTGAAGAAGTTTCTCCTTCTCGCCATTTTCAAATGCTTCTAAATAAGCTGCCTGAGCTAACTGAATCTTATCTGTTAACTGCTTTTCTGAAGCATCAAGACTTAGTTTATTAATCTCTTGTACTTCAGAGTACTTTGTTTTGAGGTTAGTTTCTAATTCCTCATTCTTCTGCATGAGGGAGTGAATCTGTTCGTCGCGTTCTTTACGCTGACGAATGAGTTGTCGGATACGTTTCTGAGCGCCAGACGTTTCAACTCCGTCTAGCTCTGACCCACCTTTTTCTTTTTCTTCTTTTTCTTCAGGTGCAGAAACTGCAATAGCTTGTTCAGAAGATTCTTCAATTTCATACGCAACTTCATTCTCCTCTGCATTATCAGGAACAGATACTTCGCTCCACTCTTCTTTTTCGATCATTGTTTTTTTCTTTCCCGTTGTTTACGAAACAAACGATTTAACGATTATATCAGTATATTATAGCATAGTATTGTTATATCTACAAATTAAGCTGATCCTGTACTAAGATTAAAGGTAGGATCAAGATCAGCAGGGTTTTCTACACGGAGCATGATCTGATCATCAAACAATAGAATAAGCCGCACTCCTTTATAAAATAGCTTAGTTCCTGTATGCTTACCGTAGCAAACATAGTCCCCTTCTTTACACCATCCGCCTTTAGGAAACTTATCCCGATCTCCATATGCAAGATCACCAAGGCTTAGAACTTTACCAATAGTTGTAAGATAAGACATATCTTCTTTGGTAGAATCTGGAATAATAATACCACCCTTGGTTAATGACTTAACCGAGACAGGGCGGATTAGAACATGAAAGCCGGGAAGTGAAGGCAGTACATCAGGGTCTGGCTGTTCAATAGGGTCTGTAATCCAGAGATCATTTTTAATAGAATTACCTAAATTTACTTGTTGCATTTTACTCCTCATCTTCGTCGTATATACGTTTCTTTACAATATCAGTTAAACGGTCTCTTGACCACTCTAACCCTGCAAGAGTGCCTACCATTTGCTTATACTCAGCATAGTCACTGGCACTGCCATTACCAAGAGACACTCTTAGATTATTAATTTCTTCATTTAGTGTTTGAACAAATTCATCCCAGATAGTCATTACTTGAGTTTAGCAGGACCGGGAAATTCAAACGAGGACTTATCGAACTCGCCAAGAACACTACGATTTGCGTGTGGGCCGTAGGACTCTTCCTTTACTACATCACCAAACGTAGCACGATTAGAAGACGGTACATGTGTAACGTATCCGTCAGTAATACCTTTAACATCGGGCTTCACATGATCGTGATAGCCCTTTCCTTTTGTCATCATTGGTTGTCTCCTTGAAACTGTTTAAGAAATTCAAATATTTCTTGAGTTGTGTTTTCTTTTTCTTTACCTTGCTGCTTTTCAGCTTCAATAGCCAATAGTGTAAGAGCTTCAAGGGCTTTGATATCTTGCTTACTATTCCGATCTAGTTCGGCTTTCTCTCGTTTGAAGTTATCAGTAGAGTTAGTTTTCAACATACTAATAATCTGATCGTTCTCTTCAAGCTCAAGTTTCTTATTCTTCAGTTCCATATCAGCCGCTGAAATAGCAGTATCATTCTGAAGTTTTTGTTTCTCAAGTTCTACCTTGGCCTGTTCAAGTGAAACTAGCTGCTGCTCTGGCGACTGTGCCATGCCCATAGCCATGTTAGCATTGAGAACCTGCTGTGCAGCCTGTGCTGTAATCATTTCGATTACCTGCGGGTTACGAGCAGCATCTGGTCCAGCTTCCTGCATCAACTGCTGAGTCATACCTGCCACTTGTTCCTGATACTTCATTACAGAATGTTCCTGAATGTTAGCTTCAAGAATAGGACGGAGCCTACCCATAATAGGATTAGAGCCGTTCATAGGGTCTTGGAGGTAAGCCATCTTAGTCTGGATATGTGCATCATGGTTCTGACCAGCAAATGCCCCGATAGGGATACCCTTTGTTGCAGCCATGATATCAGACACTGGGTCCATAGCTTGAGGCTCAATCTTAGGCGGTAGTATCTGTTCTAGGTTAGGCATGTTAGCAGCATGTAGAATAGTTCTATTCAATGCTTCTAGGTTAAACATTCCCGGCGGGGACTGCTGTGCCATCTGTAACGCCATGTTAGCCAACATCATGCGATGGGCATTGGATGGAATGTTAGGATCAGA